AAAATCGTATATATCACTTTCTCCACAATTAGGGCATACGCACAGCGTTTCATTTATACGACCATATTCATCATAAATGGTTTTTGTATCTTCATTTTCCCATATCTTATTTAAAATTGGACGTTTAGGCGTTGCTTTATCAACTAATTCTTGTAGAGTGTTAATATCACGTTCCATTGCAGTAGCTTTATCTTCTTCATAAAAATCATGTGAAAAATCGTAATCATCATTTAATAACCTATCTAAAGCTTCTTGATATTTTGGATTACTCATACTTCCACCTCATTATTTTATATTTCCAACTCTTAACGGGTTATAAAATTGGTTTGCAATTTCCTTTTTAACATCTTCAAGATCAATAGTTACTTTTACATTTTCACTAATATAAATATCTCTTAAATCTCTTTTTCTAATCATTGGTGCAACACAATCAGCTTTCATATCCATAGCATAATCCGCATGATGTTGTGGTGGTAATTCAGCCAATGCACAAGCTACCATTCTTTTATAATTACAAGTGCTTCGTTTTTTACACACTTTACATTTTGTTGCTAACATTGTTAAAAATCTCATTATTTAAACCTCGTCGTCATCGATTATTATAATATCTTGTGGCATTTGAAACACATTATTGCCATGTGTTTTGATATGTTCTTGTATCATATCCAATACTTTGACTGCTTTTTCTTTATTATCATATTTACCTAACATATTTGACTCATCACTACAAGTACACCCATATATTTCAAAGTCACCATCGTAACTATCAACTATATAAAACTCCGCACATTTGCCCATTTTACACTTATCTTGACTTCTAATCCAAATTCCCATCTTCAATTACCTCCTCATAAGTCTTAAGAAAAATATCAGGCTTGCAAGGGTAAAGTTCGCCTTTAACACCTTTAATGATGTAATCGCCATAACCAGCTTTCATTGTTCCCTCTAATGTTTTTATATCACATGTTCCATCTGCGTGAATTATGATTGTATTGTCTGTTACTTTATCCATAAACCAATCAGGCATATAAATATCAATCATATATCTACATGCTTCTACAACTACTGGTTTCTTTCTAAATTTAGGCATTATTTAATCCTCCTTTCATGCGTACCCGCACGTTTTTCCAATCAAATATACTTCTTGTCCACAATAATTGTTATATCGATAAATTTCACCGTGTAACGGACCCTCGACAATAATTAAATAATGTCCGTCTTTATTTAAACCGTCTAACACCTCTTCTAAAGAAAAATACGGTTTATCCAAAAGTAATTCATTATTTTTAATTACTTCATTATTAAATTGATCAATAACTAATAAATTTTCCATTCCAATCGGACTAATTAATATGTCCGCTGGATTAACTTTTTTCATTTTGCATCACCTCAGCCATTTCAAAATTATATTTTCCCCCACCATAATTGCGTTCTATTTCTAATAATTCATCATTGATTATCTTTCGATACATATTTAATCTTGATTTACGTGTTTCCCGTGATACTTTTCCGTTTACTTCATAATTATCGTTTCTTTGTAATTCGTCTTTAAATTTATCAAACATACGTTGGGCTATTGCAATATTAATTAGAAATTCATTTTTAATATGTACTTTATTCATTTTCAATAACCTCGCATTTTAATAGTTCTTCAATTAACATAGGAGATTCATTCTCCCATTTAACAAATTTAAATAATTCAGCAAACACGGGTGTAGTTCTATCTTCGTAATCCCAATCATTTTCGGCTTTCCATGGTTTATTTGAATACAAATACAAGTTGTTATTTTTATCTCTTGCAATAAAGTTGTATCCATTTTCCTTAGCAAACTTTAAATATTCATACTCAAATTGAGTAAGTTTAATCGGTTCTTTATATTCTTCTTTATATTCTTCTAATAATTCCAATAATGATAATCTCAAGCATTCTGAGCAATCCAAATCACTTTCTCTATAACAGTCAGCACTGTAATTCTGATTTGCTGCAATCCGAGATAAATAACAATTAAGATCCTCGCCACATTTCTCAGTATCAAAATTTTTAATCTTTTCTTTAATCTTTTCTATCTTTAACATTTCTAAATACCTCTTTTACTATATTCGTTTTCTATCTTAGCAAGTTAGCATCTAAATCTAACCTTTTTCGTGTTCCTAAAACTACGTAGCCATCTTTGCAATATTCGGGGTTATTTAGAATATAAGTCACTTCTACATGGATAAAACGCCCCGTGTAATCTTTGTAAAATTCTTCTAAGCATAAAATATCGCCCACTTTAAAACTACGGTCATTTTTTCTAACCTCAAAATTCTTTTTTATCAGATAGCTGCATTTCAAAATACTGCGGTTTTGTTTTTAATGGTATTACTTTCATTTATATGACACTCCTTTATTTAAATTGAGTTAAAAACTCGTCTAACTCGTCCATATCAACATCATCATTGCTAACAAGTTCATTTTTAATTTGTGATTGTTGGTAATCTTTATTTAAATTAGTTATAAGCGATGTTTTAAAGTATGATATACGATTAGCTACTTGCTTTGTACTCATTTGTTTTAGTACGTATTCGCTCTTTATCGCTACATCTACTGCGTTATATAGTTCTAGACATTCTAGGATAACACTGTCTATCAATACAACTTCATTTTGATTAATAAGGTTGTTTTCAAACAATCTTTCTGTAATATAATGAATAGGCTCTTTTGGCTCTTGTTCATATATTTTTTTAACCACTTCAACCTTAACTTGTTTGTTTGTTGCTCTCTTTGTTGGCTTGCTAGTTGTTTCTTCACTACTGTTTTGTCGAACATCATACCCAACAACGGTTATAATTGTATATTTGTTTGTTGTTTTCTTTGTTAAATCGTTTGAGTCTATTAATTTATTAATAGCAGTTCTAATCTCTTGTGGTGACATTCCTAATTCTTCGCTTAATTTTTTATATGTAGTTACAAAACTTCCACGTCCAATAATTTCGCCTTTCCAATTTTTAGGTTTAAAGTTTGCTGAGAGTAGACAATGTAAATAAACATCTTTCACATTTCTATCACTATAAAACTGCCAATTCAGAAAACTTCTATATAATCTTATGTATGTATCATTATCCACTTCAACAACTCCTTTACTAATCAGATAAGAAAGAGTAATTTACTACTCTTTCTTTAGATCAATCATTATTGGCTCTTTTGGTGGTTCAATTTCACCATCTATATTCAGTTGGCCCGATAATATGCTTGACGGTTCTTGAAGTACAAAGCCAATCACTTCACCGTCTTTATCACGTTTAATTTGATTGTAAACATGAATATCATCAGTCTTTTTAGGGCTAACCTTAGAACTAATAATCGGTTTTATATCCATTTCTTTTTTATCGTTTTTCGGTGTGAACTTAAGTTTTAAGTTAATTTCTCTAGGTTTATCATCAGTTGCTACATCAGCTAGATTAACCATTACTTTAGCCAATTCGCGGTCAAGATCCCTAATGATTGAACCGTTATTTATATCTAAAATACTTCTTGTATACTTAGTCTCCATTTGTTCCGCTCCTCCTATAATGCCAATACTACTTTTTCTCTAATTTCTTTTGGCAATTCAGCTTCTAAGAACTGCTTGATCAATCTTTGCACTTCTTTTTCGAAATATCCCGTATCAGCTACGAATAAAGCACATCTACCTCTATCGTCTACACGTAAGTTAAATTTACGTTCTACTTGGATTAATTCGGGATATGTAGAAATTGGCACTAATTTAACAATCGGGTTAATAGTTACTTGACCCGCACCGCCAGCGAAAACATCACTTTCTACAATGATTTTTTTACCAATTCCATTATCTTCTTGGTGAACTGTTTTTGAATTATATAAATTACTAATTGTATTGATTAAAGCATTAGAGTTTTCGGTAGCCTCATAGCAAGTATTAACATTAATAATCATGCGTTCGGGGTCTACAAATTCATTTAAAATTAATCTTGGCACAATTGGTGTACATTCAATTAACTCTTGGCGTACGTATGTATCATCTACACTTGTTCTTACGATTATTTCATTTCCAGTAGCTTCTACAATCAATGGTAACTTAACATTTAAATAATCAGCTTCTACACTAATATAAGATTCGATCATTTCAACTAATCCATTCAATGAATGCACTCTTACTAAATCAATACTCGGCGTAACAATCCTTTTTAAGTTACCACCAAATTTGTAATAATTCATTTTTTTAATCTCTACTTGTTCTAATTTGTTTTCTTCTCTTGCGTTCACTAATTCTTCAATTTTTTCAATAGCTTGTTTAATCATTTTTTCTTTCCTCTTCTTTCTATAAATAGTTTTTATAATATCGTCTAAACCACTCGGCTTGAGTGTGAGTTTCTAAATATTTAGCTTGTGCTACACGCTTTAGTTTTATCCTAGTTTCTATACTCCTATGAGCAGAGTAAGGCGCAATGCGATGACAATTAGCGCATAGCCATACTTTTAGCCCATCTTCTTCACATTTCTTCCTATCACTCCCATTCAAACAATGGTGATCTTCTAAATTTAAAGTTGTACCGCATAAGTAACATACTTTAGTGTCTTGAATAACCGTTTTCAATCAACTCTACCTCAATTCTTGGATACTCCTTATCGACTTGTACATCATGCGAAATTTTATTTATATACTTTTGTCCATCATCAACCAAAATTCCTTGTTTGACTAACGCATCTTGAATAAATTTTGTTGCGAAAGTTATGTTATCTACATCACGCCGTTTATTTTTTTCATACCACGTAATCTTTAGTTTAATAGGATATTTTTTTATCTTATTTAGTTGATATCTCTTTATAGCTTCTATTACGATAGATTCGTTTTTAAGCTTCATTTGACTGCCTTTGTAACGGTTAGACCGATTGGCGCTTGTATATTCATTAAGTCCATCTAAACGCCCATAGATAATAAACTCACTCATTAAATAAATCCCTCATTATTACGGGTTTAGCTTTAGCGGTCAAACTCCTATAAAATTCTACTGCGCCTTGTTCAATCGATTTATCGCATCTATAAACCCTACATATATTTGGTCTATCTTCATAAATACGACAACGGCTATTGCTATCAAGCATAGGACACGTCATATCAAATCCATTCAACGGTATGTGATATGATGGTTTTAATTTTCTTTTCTTTATGATCTTCTTAATTTTATTTTTTTCATTGTTGGTAAGCGGTAGAATGTTTGAACAACACCCACCGCATTTACTGCAGCTCCCGTTTTTTAGGTTACATACCATATATATCCCCCTCCAATGTCGGTATATTTAACTCATTACACCAGCTTATTGCAGTATCAATTAACTTGTTCATTTCATCGGTCGTAAACGTAGATGAACCGTAATAGCATTGGAAATAAGCATAATCTTTATTAACATCATATTTAATCAGCTTAACAACTCTAAAGCATTTCTTTAAATCATTCTCAGCTTCCGACAGTACTTTTAAAACCTCATATTTTGCTTTAGATTCATTCAATAGTTTTATGTATACGTCCAAATCATCCTCGTCCATTTTCAAGGCTAGTTCATGTATCAAGGACCATAAATAAGCATTTTGGTTTAATGATCTTTTTGACCTAGGTTTTTTTATTTCAAGTGAATACAACTCTTTTTCCAATTCCTCGGTGTTAGCTTTAGAGTTGTAATCACTTATTGCAAAAGTTATTTCTAAATTGCCCGTATCGGGGTTGATTACTCGATGATGATATCTGGCTAAAAGTTTTATCATTAAAACTGTAGATCATCTTCCATAATGTCATAGGTGTTAAAAGAGTTATCAAACTCTTTTTCTAGATTAACTGCCTTTAAATCATCAAACCTTGGGTCTTTAACATCATACTTGTTCTTTGGTTCTTCCTTTGGTTTAGTTTCCAAAAACTGCACACTATCGCAAATAACTTCAACTACATTTACCTTTTGCCCTTGTGAATTGTCGTAACTGCGTGTTTGGATTCTTCCTTCAACACCAACTAAACTTCCCTTAGAACAATATCTCTCAACATTTTCAGCAGGTTTACGCCACACAACACAATTAATAAAATCTGCTTGTTGTTGACCATCTCTGCTTGTAAAATTACGATTTACCGCTAAAGTAAATGATGTAACCGCATCACCTTGTTGTGTTCTTCTTAATTCGGGGTCACGTGTCAACCTACCAACTAAAACACTTCTGTTTATCATCTGATCGCCACCGCCTCTTCTTGATAAAATTCCACTCCGGGTATTTCAAAATTTCCTTGATACACTTTTGCAATATCATTCAATACCGACATATTGATTTCTCTAATCATTGTTGTACCAATTTTAACGGGGACTTTATCATCGTCAACAATTCTTGCTTTCCATGTTTTTCTAATATGAGTACCTTTTAATTTTGGCACTTCCTTAACCACTTCCAATGAAATACCGTATTTTTCTTCTTCCTCTTTGATTCTTTTTTCTTGTTCAATTCTTTCAAGTTCACTTTTCTTCATGTAGTCGCCAATAGCACTTTTAATAACTGTTTTAGCATTTTCATACGGCTTTAATGCATCTTTTTCTTTTCCCAAAATTTCTTTTTTTTGTTTATCTAAATCTTGTTTTTGTGGTTTATATTTTGCTTTGATTTCCTTGATTTGTGTGTTTGAGTATTTAGCTAACTCATTTGCTAATTCAAGTTGATTATCGCTATTGATAACCAACGAGTTAACAGTATGTATTTGTAATTCTAATTGCTCTCTAGTTAATTCCATTTTGATTAGCTCCTTGTTGTTCCTTAAATTTTTTTATTAAACTTGCATATGTACTATTTAACTTGTCTATATCTTCTAAAGCTAACTCGGTTGTGTCTTGAGTTCGCAAACCTGAATATTTAAATACCAAATTACTTAGCTTCCCTCTAAAATCGATTCCTAATGTATCCATTTCGCATACTAAACTAGCATTTATTTTCATTACGCTTGTTACGTCTAATTGCGGTTGTTCTTTTTGTGCTTGCGGTTCTTTAGTATTAACTTGATCATGCAATTCGTTAGAATCAGTATCTTTAGTATCATCGATGTTGAATAAACCGTTTAACGCATACTTACGAGCGTACGATGATGTAGCACCCGTAATTTGACTATCATCCATGCCTTTTTTTGCAATTGACTCTCTAGCATAAGCATATGCTTCAACCTTGTTGTCACTATCCCAATCGTAAATAGTGCAAACCGCTTTTAAATAGTTCATACCAGCTATACACTCGATCTCATCATGAATGATTAGCGTAGTACGATACTTTAAGCAAATTGGTTTAACTGCCTCTAAGATGTCCTCACAACTACGATATTTGTACTTACCGAATTTGTTATACTGCCCTTTCGGCGCTTTCAACTCATTTTGAATATGCGCCATTTTTTCATAGATGTTGATTGTTTCTATTTTAGTTTCCACTTCTACCCCTCCAGTTCTTTAATGATGTTTTGATAATCTTCTATGCCCTCTTGGATATCGTCCAACAGAGAGTTAAATACTTCTTTCAAATTTGTTGCTTTGTTGTTTCCATAGCCGATATTTAATAAATCTTTAGAAATACTTGTCATGCAAGTTATTACATCGTCTACGGTTTCTTTGTACTGTTCTAGATCGTAATACATCGCTTGTAGTTCAGCTAATTTCTCATTAGCGTTTCTAAGTTCCATAAATCTTTTCATATCGCTTTGACTAGCGGTATTTTTTAAAGCGTATATATTTGCATCTTGTAATCTTGCTATATCACTTGCTTGTTCTAGTTTCATTTTTATTTATTCCTTTCGTTATACATTTCTACTACCTTGTCACGATCCTTAGTTACAAGTTTTAGATTGCTTGTTAGATTTACGATTAAGCAACTTTGATAAATAGCTAATGCAATCGACATAGCTAACATAACAATCAAAATTTTTATTAATGTTTTATCTTTCATTTACCCATTCCTTTCGTATTGATTTTTAAAACGCACGTTAGTGCTTTTATCTTTTATCTTTATCTATATCATTTATTTAATTATTAGTATGCTTGTTGCAAATCGTGTTTTTTGTTTGTTGTTCGTTTGTTATACTCTTTGTTAGCAATTCATCAAACACTTACTCTCACTAAGGTTTCAGCTTGTTAATTTGTTTGTTAAAAATTAATAATTTTGTTTGTTATTTGTTTGTTGCTATATTCGGTTTTACAGAAATATAGTTTCTATTATTCCGACAATAATATGTGATAACACGATTAATACTCCTACGATTGTAAAGAAGCCACGTCCCGATAATTTATCCATGTTTGACACTTCCCCTTGTTTGTTTTATAATTTTCTTGGTTTCATTAATTAGGCGACTTTGGACGAGTCGTCTTTTTCTTTTCTAAATGCTAAAATCAATTTGGTTATATCATCGAAAGGTATACCATACTCTTCTACGATGATACCTATAGGAATTTCAGCGGTTTTATATTTCAAGTTATATTTATCTTTTAATTTTCTAATCATCGCATATAAGGTGTTATTCGTTCTCTCTGGGAAAATAAGAGATAATATTTTAACGTTTAGCAAACTCAATCACCTCTTTACTTCTATAGATTTTGCAATCTTCATAAATTTGATATGCACGTCTCATTAAATTATCGATTGTATCGTTAATTTCTTTATGTGATGTACAAGCGAAATATCCACCCGTTGATCCAGATACACTCCCGATAAAGATAGTAAATCGTGGATTACTTCTAATGTTTTGAATCACCTTCCGCATTGATTTATCGCTCCTTATTTGAGGGAAATAAATCCTTAGTTGACGATTTTTAATCATGTTTTCTTTACCTACATGGTTTGTAATAATGAAGTTATAGACTTTTTCTTCAATACTCATTTGGTTACTCGCCCTCCCTTGTTTCTATTTCACAATCAAATAATATTGTTAATTCCGATACATCATCGGATCGTTTATTAACGGTCAATGTTTTTATGCCTTTTTCGTTAGCAACTAATATAACCTTGTTCATTACTTACTCCTTTCTTTTTTTGTTACCAGATAGGTAACTTATCACTCAAAAAAAATATTTGCACTTATATTTCTATCGTACTTTCTAAAATATTCTAAAACTTTAACTAATTCTACTTGTGTGAAAGTGCCATCATTGATTTTTGTACAAATGGTTTTTCGTGATAATTCTAGATATTCCGCAAGCATAGCTTGTGTTACATCATATCTAACCATTAAACTTTTTAAAATCTTATTCAATATGTGCCCTCCTTTCTTTTAAGTGGTTACCTAATAAGTAACTATATCTATATATTAATTACTTAATAGGTAATTGTCAATAGTTTTTGAGTAAATAATTACCTTTTAGGTAACTTTTATTACTTTATATGTAACTTTTATGTGATTTATGTTATATTTTAACTAAGGAGGTGAAATAAATGGATTTCGCTCAACGTGTTAAGCAATTGCGTAAAAATAAACATCTAACTGGTGAGCAATTGGGTAATATTTTAGGAATCACAAAAACGGGTATTTCATATTGGGAAAATGGTAGAAGTGTTCCCGATAATGAAATGTTATTAAAGTTAGCTGATTTTTTTGATGTTTCTATCGACTATTTGCTTGGCAAAACTGATATAGAAACAAAAATAGATAAAAGCACTTATTATGGAGACTATGACGAGGTAGTGGAATATCTTAAAGATAATCCCGAGCATCTTGACGTATATAAGAGAATTTTAAACGATGATCATTTTGCATTACTGTTCGACAAAACAAAGGACCTAACACCAGAAGAAATAGACGTTATCATTAGCGTTATTATTGGGTTACAAAACGGGAGAAAATAATAATGGAGGTAAAAATATGGAGGTCGACGAACTATTAAAGATGAATTTTGAGGACTTTTGTAGATTTAACAATATAATAATAAGTTTCGATGATATATTACCCACTAAGATAAAGGGTATGTGTGTACATAATGACGAATACTACGAAATAATCCTAAATAGCAAACAAGCAATAAACATACAAAAAGAAGCGTTACTACATGAATTAGTACACGTATTAAAAGACCATTTTTCGCACGATTGTAAACTTACGCCCGAAGAATGTGACAAAGAAGTAGATAAAATCATAGATAAATTTAAATTTGAAATAGCATCTTGTTTTGATTTATCTATGTTTTAAATAAAAAGAAAGGATAATCATAATACTGATTAAAAGGGGATTTTAAAATGGGATTTAAAGACAAACTTAATAATTTAGCAAGTAGCGGTAAAGAAATGATGGCTAATGAAATGGCTATTATTAAAAAGCAAAAAAATGAGTTAAGTGTGGCACTAACTTTAAACGAAGGTAAAGAAATTACGGGAAATATGCTTTCTAATAATGTTAAACTATGGCGACAAAGTGATGGATTGGTATATTTTAATAATCGTGTTGAAAACCTGTATACTGTAGTTGATTACATTTGGGACGGTCCGATAATTAAGACAATTACAAAAAGTGAAACTACTGGAACTGAAAAAGGTAGTAGCAAAAGAAAAGGTCGAGGAATTGGGGCAGTAGTCGGTACAATTGTCGCGCCTGGTATTGGTACAGTAATAGGTGCAGCACATGGTACGGGTAACAAAAAATCTAAAAAGAAAATCCAATCAAACACAATTACATATGATGAAGATATAGAGGTAGATGCACAAGCAAGGTTAAAACTTTGTAATGTTGAAACGGGTGAAATTTCTACTATTGGATTTTTATGTAATAGTGAACTAAATTCTAAAATTATCAATTTAATTCCAAACGATTTTAGCCAAAATAAGCAAATTGAAAATGATGGACCTATTGATATTGAGGTTGCCGAGGTTGTAAGCGATCCTTACGAGGAACTAAAAAAGGTCAAAGAATTATTAGATATGGGGATTATTTCTCAAGAAGAATTTGACACAAAGAAAAAAGAATTATTAGGGTTATAAAATAAAAAATACCACTATTCGCAACAACAGTGTTCATAGCAGATTACATTAAACTACTACAGTAAAAAAATAGGATTAGCATACTATTTGAACAAAATTTAGACATATCAACTGCGTTAAACACTACGAAGTGTGTTTATATAAAAAATTGAATGGAGAGATAGGAAATGGAATATAATATATACTGCGATGAAAGTTGTCATTTACCAAATGACAACAGTAATATAATGGTTATTGGAGCTATTTCTTGTCCTAAGAACAAAGCTTTTTTCATTAATCATGAAATACAAAATATAAAAAGAAAGCACGGTATTTTTAAATTTGCTGAAATAAAGTGGACAAAAGTATCTCAATCAAAAATAGAAATGTATAAAGAATTAATAGATTTGTTTTTTGAACATAATTATCTAAATTTTAGATGTGTAATAGCCACAAATAAACATAAGCTAGATCCTAAAAGATTTAATCTTACTTATAATGATTGGTACTATAGAATCTATTATTTGGCTTTAAAAGAGATGTTAGATATCAGTAATTCTTTTAACATCTATATTGATATCAAAGATACAAATGGACAAGCAAAAATAGAAAAACTACAAGATGTTTTAAATAGAACATTATATGATTTTTCTGATAGTACAGTGAGACATATACAAGAAGTTAAATCAGATCAAGTTCAAATTTTACAACTTACTGATCTGTTAATTGGAGCAATAGGATACTCTAATCGTGGCCTTTGCACTAGCGATGCAAAAGAAAGTTTAATTGATTATGTGTGTGAAAAAGCTCATAGACCACTTAATTACACTAGCCCTAAAAATGAATTAAAATTTAATATATTTAAATGGGCTCCAAGAGGTTATTACAATGACTTGTGATAAAGCACCAAAGATAGTTACTCTTGAGGATTTTAATGGCGATTATATAAGATATGAGCAAGAAATATATAACCTTTTTTCAAAAGATTTTATTAACAGAAATATATATTTTAAAGGTACTCAAATATCACACAAAAAATATCCTAAACACAAAGGTATGTCAGCAACATTTTGGCATATTGTTACTAACGGCGATAACGAAACAAATAGAGAGCCAAACTTAAGAAGATATGAAACAATATGTTATCCTGCTTTTATTATTGAAGAATGTTCTAATTATTGTTCCAACGTACTAATTTGGGAGAATATTAGAAAGGGTAAAACTCGTATCTTAATTTACTGTACAACGCTTCGCTATTTAGTTGTACTAGATAAGCGTACTGACTATATTTTATTTTGGACTTCATACCCAGTAGAATATAAAAATAGACATGAAAAACTCATCAATGAATACAATGAGTATAAAGCAAAAACTGCTAACCAACTTAATGACTAGCAGTTTCGTTACTCCTTCAACCTATGAATGGTAGATGAGTTATTCAAAGGAGATTCAGTACTGAATTCCTAATTAATTATATTCAACTTTCACCTATATTATACATATCTGTCGCAAATATGCAATACTTTTTCAATAATATAAAAATCGAAAAATCATAAAAATCAATACTATAAATGTTTAGTAGTGTGATAACGGTAATACCACAAAACAAAATTTAAAAGTCCACTACTCGCAATAGTGAACTTTCGAGGTACTCACAATACCTCTTCTCAAATATAAAAGACTGATCAAAGCCCTTTACGTGCTTAATTATAACATTTGAACACGTCTAAGGCAAACAAAGAAAGGACGTGTTTTTATTATGGCAAAGGAATATAAAGTCCGAATATTAAAAAACGGCGAAAAACGATATATTTTTGACGTGAATATAGGCTATAGAGCGGACGGCAGCAGAATTAGAAAAACTGTTACATCCAAAACTATAAAAGATGGTAGAAAAAAAGTAGCTGAACTATTGCTAGATAGGACTAATCAAGTCGTTGTAGCCAAAGGACTACTTTTTAAAGATTTATATGATGCATATATTGCCGATTATAAAAACAAAGGACGTTCCCCCTCTACCGTTCGTAATATTGCTTTTTCTTATAGAAAAAAGTATGCAAGATTTGAAAACGTAAGAATCACAAAAATAAATGATTATGATTTAATTGAATGGATTGAAGATTTAAAGAAAGACTTATCACCTAATACGGTTAGAATTCGTGAGGGAGCATTAAGCGCATTCTTTAATTGGTGTATAAGAAAAAAAGCACTTGATCGAAACCCCTTTGTATATATTGATAAAACTAAAACAACCAAGCCTAAACTTGAATTTTGGAACGAATCACAGTTTAATCAATTTATTTCAAATGTTTCGAACAAAAAACACAAGATTGCTTTTTGCACCCTATTTTATACTGGATTGCGAAAGGGAGAATTTTGCGGACTTAGCCTATCCGATTTAGACGAAGATAAAAATGAATTGCATTTATCACATACAGTAAAAAATACTAGCAATGGTCTTGTTGTGTCTACAGAGTTTAAAAATGAGCAATCACGGCGAATAGTACCAATTCCCGATTGGTTGACCCCAAATTTAAAAGAAGTCTTAAAAAGCGAGGAATACCCCTACAGAGAGTATTATACATATTTAAACGTTTTGTTATCTAGATACAACGACCCCGCTCTACCAAAAATAAGTATACACGGTTTTAGACATAGCTATATATCTATGTTAATACATGCCAATGTTAATCACTATACTGTTTCTAAAATAGCGGGACATAGCAAAACAAGTACAACACTAGATATCTATGGCCACCTCTATCCCGACGAACGTAGACAAGTAACAACAATTTTTAGTGAAAGAAAAAAGGTACTCGAATGA